TGATCCAGAATTAGAATCATATACTTGAGTAGCATATCCTACATAATTATTAGCACCTGTTTGACCAGCATTACTATCTGTTTTCCACGGAATTAAGTTTGTAGCAGATAATGCATTAGCAAACCCTGTATTACTAAAGTTATCGTTATCTAATCCTCGACCTTGTATCCAATTTGATGTAAGAGGAAAGGACCATATATCAAAATTTTCTGGTATTGTATCGGTAGATGGGGTATTAAACATATAAATATAAGCCGACACAGCAGAGTCAGTTCTAGGGTCTGGATACTTACCTGTACTTACAATACCTGCACTCAAAGAAGTAAGACCGAACTTTAAAAGCATTCTAGCCCATTCTTTCCTGTCATCGCGCCGGTTATTAACTTTGTTCCATACCTCTAATACTGGCGTCAAACCAAAATTAGCTGTTGTAGAATATTCAGTGATCCAAGTATCTATTTGTGAAAATGCTCTTGCGTAGCTCATTTTATTCTCTCATTAATATCCACCGCCAGCGCCTCCACCTTGCGCAGCAGCTGTAGATTGATCGGCAGTTCTTCCTGTAATATCAAAATTAGGATATTTTAATTCCCACATTGAATTTTGTGGAAATTGCAAAATACCACTATTAGTATTAGCGTTGATATTAAACTCTGTGCCAGAATAAGCCCTCGAACCAACAGCAGTAGTTTTGTTAACTATTTTTAAATCGGGAACCGACCTAATTTTTCGTAACGATTGCAATCGGGCTTGAATATCTGGAATAACAATACTATCGTTAAAATTAGTACGAGTTGTATCAAACAGTCTTTGTAATACCAAAATACATTCCATAAGAGCTTCCTGGGCATTTGCATTTGCTTCTGGTACAATTGTAAAATCAACTCCAATATTAATTATGCGGCCACTAGTTAACTTTATCGTATCAGAAAAAGATTTAAAATTTTTAATGTAAGTTTCTATATTATTTATTATTATTTCCGACGGCAATGTTAGTTGTTTTTGATTGTTTCTCGTCACTATAAACATCTCAGCGCCCATACTATTATTTGGATCTTTTCTTACAAAACTTCTAAACACACTACCAAATTGAGCGGGCATAGACATTATTCTTGCTTGATAGTCCTGCAAGGTTACACATCGTAATTGAGATCCCATGTTGTATACAGCATTTTCCCTAATCGAAGCCACTGACTCTGACTGCTCTCCGCCACTAGCTTGTTCACCATTAGTGCAAGATAAACTATTAGAAATATTTGTTACTACAGTAGCAGATAGTGAACTCAAATTAGGAGTTGCAAATACTATATCTTTATTTATTATTCTTGTTAAAGTGTTAGCACCTACATTAGTAACTACGCCTCCTCCCGCTCTATAAGTTATAGTAATATTTGTATTTTGCGGAGCAACACCAAGTGATTTAGTTTTTAAGAAGTTAGTAGAATCAATAGCTGCCGGAGCAAACCCTGACGGAGATCCACGTAATGTAGGTGGTAAAACAAAATCATTAGGGTTTGGAATAATTTCAGCATCGGATTCCATTAACACCCCAGGTCCAAATCTTATAGAAGTTAATCCAGTAGGATCACGCTCCACTACATATCTCTTAGGAACTCTCTTTAGTTTCATGATATATCCAGCGTCACCTGAACTACTGCTTGTATTAACATCCCCAATAAAAATAGTATCTCTAGCTAAATTATCAACTTCAAAATACTCACTACCATCACTGGCGGAAACAGATATTACTTCATTAATGTTAGAGTCTGGTAAGGTAACCTTTAAAAATTTTACCGCATCGTCGGCATGGTATCTAAATATTTTTGAAATACCAGCAACTGCCGAAACACCAGAAACACTTACAGTTGTAGTACCGCCAGCTGTCTGTATCACTCTATTAGCTGGGTTTGCAAAATCTATATCATTTAAAATTTCAAAGGCAACTATAGGCTCATAGTTAGTAAGGACAGTCGCGCCCTTCTTTAAAGTAAATAAAGTTTCTGCAGATGTAGTATTGGTCATATCAGCAGACACAGCAAGATTTACGACTGCGGGTGTTTGGTTCTTTGGTTTATATCCAAAATTTTGTGCCAATGAAACAATATTCTTTAATTCTACAGCTCGATTGATATAAGCTTCATTTACTTGCCTATCGATATTAAAACTTAATATATCGCCTACATAAGCAATCAACTCTAATATAGCCATACCTCCCGATGCATCATTAAAATCACGCCAATCACTAGGAAAGTGTCTTTTAACATAATCCATAAGATCCGATTTGATCGAATCAAAATCTTTGGATAAATAATTAATATCTCTATTTGAAGTTATAGGCATTTTAGCTCTCAGGATTGTTCAAAGTAATATCGACATTATCAACTAATGCGCTTTGGTCACTAATTGCATAAGCCATATTTACTCTTATTTTGTTATTACCCAACGATGGTTCTGTTTCCTGTGTTATCATACTTATATTAAGTATCCTTATATAAGGTAAATATGTCTGTATAGCTGTTTCTATTTCCAATCTAATATTTTCAAAAGTTTCATCTCTACTTATAGGTTCAAATAACTGTCCCTGTAATACCGGAATATTAGTGCCAAGCTCACCATGCATCAGTCTTTCACCTTTAGTAGTTAAAAGGAGAATTTTTATATTTTCTCTTACTGCACTAATAGTATCTGTATTACCTTGAAAAAAACCTCGTCTATAAGATCTTAACGGAAACTTTAAGTTAATAGAGTTTACACTGGCAGCATATTTTTCTTTATTAGCAAGAATTTGTTGTCTATCTTGGTCACTAGAAACATAACCATCTGGATAAAAAGGATCTACAACTATTCCTGCTCCACTAAAATTTTCTCTTGGCATAATATATTCTCAATTAGTTAACAAATTGATTCTTACTTAAGAAATTATTAACCTTTGACGTTAACTCATCTAATCTGCCGCGCTGATTAGCAAACTTATTAATTACTTCTTCTAATGCAACATCAACTTCCCCAGTCTTTTTACCTAAATCAGTTTTTTCTATATTTTGTGGAGGACTGCCAGGAAGAGAATTCGATTGAGTCGATTGTGCATCGGTTTGTATAGGTGCAGTAAATCTTGGGTTTGCTGCACCTCCGATAATAGCATTAAAATCAATTTTTTGTTTTATATTTCTGTTTCGGAATCTACCCCTAATATATCTTGGCGCCTGAGGTACACTGACTCTTGTAGCGGGAACAGTAATGTATGAATATATAGGACGTCGTATCACACTTGATTTTGGTTCCAGCTGTTGCCGCGCTGCCTGCGGGTTACGCGGATTCGCTGGTGGGCCTGGTATTTTTATTTCATTGTATCCGGCGATGTATCTGATTCTTCGACTGGGCGTTGAAACAACTTTATTTGGTCGCGGTATATATCTGTCTGGTGTCCTATAAAAATCTTTATGTTTAATTGTTTTACTTAAATTTAAATCTATTCTAGGTAAAGCGTGAGTATGATCTACAAAAGCGTCTAATAAAAGTTGAGTAGAAGAAGCAAAATCAGATACAGTACTCATCACTTGTTTCATTAAGTTAAGAGTTTGTTGCTGTTGGGTCACCAATTTTTCACCAAGTACTTGCCTATATAAAGCGCCACTAATATTGCGAGAAGAAATATTATAAATCTCTTCAGCTATGTTAACAATCATTCCCTTATCATCACCATCTAACTCACCAGATTGTTTATTACCATAAAAACTTTGATAAGTATAGTTTCCTAATCTTTTTATAGAAGAGTCAACAAAATGAATGGTTTTAGTTTTAGTGACACCTATGGATGGGTCAATACTTCTTAAAGTTGATGGGTTATAGGCCGAAGGACTTTCACCATCTGGCAACATTGGTCTAACAACACGCGCAGCAGCCGGAGAATCATAATTAAAACTATTAACTTGACCTTCAGATGCTAATTGTCCGTCCATTCTAATACCTTGCTCCAAAACTCCTTTTTTATTATTTTTATTAAAAGATTGTCTTACATAAGTTTTGCTTCTGCCTTGTTGAACTACATCACCATAAGTCATAGGGATTGAAACATTAGAAAATTCGGAAGATGGCATAAGGTTTGCAAATTTTTCTCTTAATTTTCTAACATCAAAAGAAAAACCATATCTTGACTTATTATCAGTTTCAGGATCATTTATTCCCACATAATCACGAGCATAACTTATGTTTAGTGGACTAGAATCATTAACTCTCCCAATATAATAACCTTGAGAAGAAAATTCAGAACTTTCTTTTAAAATCAACACCTCTTCGCCTATTTCGGGAATACATATAGTATGCATTGGAAAAAGAGGTGGATAATAAATTTTATTATTGGAAACTAAAGGATTTTCAACATCTTCATCTACCCCTATAAGTTTTGCATACACACTAAAGGGAGGAACTACACTAGCGAATGAAGTAGACTTTAATGCATCGAAATCGACTTCTATAACCACCCCTTTAAAAATTAAATTAGGAGATAATTTAGTTACGCCGTCGGATACATTATAACTAGATTGAATATAGTCAATGCCCTTATTAAATTGTCTAAATATATTTGTGGGTCCATTATTCATTTATCTATCTCAACATCTTTAATTTGTACGCCGTTTTCTTGTAAAACGCCCTCTAAATAAACTAATTCCTTTTTTGTTTCCATTATTTTTTGTGTCACTTTTTCAAGTACTTGCATCATATTATCATAAATTAGTAATAATTCACAATATCTTTCCGCTTTTTCTCGTAATTCTTTTTCATCCATACTAACTTATAAAACTTTTTCTTACATCGCCGTAATTAATTTTTATCTTCTTTAAAGATTTAGTTATCTTGCGGCTTGGTAAATCCGTAGCCTCTCTAATATACACATAAAGTTGCTTCTTATTATAAATACTAAATCT